CTAAAATGAGATTACGTTCTTTTAATCAAACTAAAAAAAGAGCTAATAAATTTTTAGAAGGAAAAACTTCTGGGTTTTATAGTACTGAATTTACTAAGTGGAAAAAAGAAAATGATATAGTTACAAATTATAAAACTCCAAAAGATGAATATAAAAAATATGTTGAAGAGTTTTTAGAAGATTTAGAAAATCAAATTGATTCAGTATAGGAAATAAATAATGGCTGAAACTAAAGGTTTTAATTTCTTTGAGTCCGAAGAATATTTAGGATATGTTCGTGCTTCACAAGAAACAGAAGAGGAAAAAAGATTAAGGTTAGAAAAAGAACGTCTTGAGCAAATGCAAGGTTCTATTCAAGAAGAGCCTATAGTTGAGCCAGAAACTAAACCTGTTATAGAAAAACAAAAACAAGAAATTATAGATTCTATTCCAGAAATGCCAGAAGAAAAAGAATTTAATTTTTTTGAGACTGAAGAATATAAAACATATACATCTACAAAACCTGCACAGCTTCAAAAATTAGGAGACGATATTTCTTTTACTAGAAAGTTTGATTATGGTACAGCTCAAGAAATGACTGCTTTAGGTAGTGCTTGGCAAATTACAAAAGCTGCAATAGAAGCAGGGTTTGATAAAGATAAAGATTACGAAGATGTTAGGGCAATAAACGAAGAACAAAGACAAGAAGAAATATTTGAAGAGTTTCCAGAGTTTAGAGGCAGAGAAGAAGACGCTGCTGTTATAGCTGGTCGTGTAGGTCAAGCTTTGGTAGACCCAGTAACTTTTTTTGTACCTTGGGCTAAGATAGCTAAAGCGGGTAAGATTGCAAGTTTAGGTGCTGGTGGTTCTTTTGGTGCTTCTGATATATATTTAAGACAAGAAGCTTTATATGGCGAAGTAAGTAAAGAAGAAGTTGCTTTAGGTTTTGGATTAGGTGTTGCTGGTGCAGGTGTTGGAGAAGTTGTAAGTGCTTACATGCGTAGAGGTGTAGATGATGTTATTGAAGTCGTTGAAGAAACTGGAAAAAAATCTAAACCTGTAAAAATTAAAGGTGCTACTAAAGTAAAACCTATATCTCCTGATAAGATTGAAGCAGCTGAAAAAGCTGCAATAGAAACAGCTAAAGCTAATAAAGAAGTTGCAAAATCTTTAGGTGTTGTGTATCGTAGACTTGCAGAAATAGACGAGTCTCGTACTTTAATTAATAAACAATTAAAAGATTTAAAAGTAAAACCTACTACTATTGAAGACATACAAGACGCTTTAAAAACAGGTAGTAAACAAGTAGGTGTAAAGAAACAAAAACCAGAAGTTGCTTTAAAAAGAAAATTAACTTTATTACAAAAAGAAAAAATAAAATTAAATAAAGAAGCTGAAAAACTTGTAACTGAAGCAGCTCCTATAAAACTTGTAGATATGACAAGTGAAGCATTGCTTCAAGGCTTTAAACAAAAAGTACTTGATGAAGGTATGGCAAGAGCTTTAGTACAAGAAATGACTAGACCTTTATTTGGTGGGGTTATAGGTGCTGGATTTGGAGCCACTTTTTCAGAAGAAGGTGGAGATAACACAAACTTATATAGAAGTGCTGTAGCTGGTTTTATGTTAGGAGCTTTTCAAAAAAGAATACAATCAAAACAGTTTGAACTAATACCTACTAATATCAAACAAGCAGCTGTAGACGAATTAGAAATTGAATATAGAAGAAGCTATTACAATGTTTTAAAATCTTTAACAGCTGGTTCTCATGCTCAAGAGCTATTAGCTTATTCTAGCCCTGTGGTTAATTATGCTATGAGGATGTTTAAACTTCAAGGTGGCGGTGTAAAAGCAGGTAACGTAACTAAAGATTTAAGTGTAGAAGAATCTAAAATAATACAACTAGGAACGTGGCGTAATGAATATATAGAAATTGTTAGTGAGCATACTGATGATGTACTTGTATTGGCTGGTAAAATTGTAAACAATAATAAATTAAAATCTAAAAAACATTCATTCTTAACTCCAGAAGATTTATCAAGTAGTAATTATAAGACAGCTCAATCTGTTGCTAAACAAATAGATTCATATACTGCAAGATTTAAAAAATATGCAGAAGATTCTGGATTAACTTTTCAAGACGAAGCACAGTATGGTCTTACTCAAATGTTTAGATTATCTGTATTTGATGACATACTTGATTCTAGCGGTAATGTTATGTCAAAATCTGCTAAGTATAAAGAAGTAAGAAACAAATTAAAAAATGCTTTTATACTACAAAGCAGAAATGAAAATAAACTTGACCCAAGTGTTAAGATTTTAACAAGTAAAGAGGCAACAGATGTAGCTAACACTTACTTAAAATCTAGTACTCAAAGAAGACAAAATAGTTTGTGGTCTGAAGAAAGTGGAGATGCTTTATTTGCGGGGAATAAAGTTGCTAGTGACGCAGCTGGAGATGAAAGATTTATTTTAAATGCTGCAAGACACTTTGATAAGAAAAGAACTTTATACAATCAAGAAGCTAGGGCATCTGTTTCAGATTTGTTTGAGCAGAATCCCGCACTTACTTTAAAACAATTAACAGAAAATACTATTCCTGTTGCTGAGTTTACAAGGGCTTTTGGTGCTAAAGGAGAGGGCATTAAAGAAATATTTAAAGCTATAGAAATTAACTATTTAAAAATACAAGACCCTAAAGGAGTATTGTTAGCTAAGAATAAAGGTAATCAAGATAAAGCTTTAAAAGAGTTAATGAATGATTTTCCTTCTTTAGAAAAATTAATTAATCAAGAAAAAGAAAAAATAAAAGATTCTATATCTGCGTATTTTCAAATGTATAAAATAGAATCAGCTCCTTCTACTGCTGGTGGTCAAACAACTGCTGTACTTTTACAGTCTTTATTGGCTACTACAAAGCTTACTAAAGTAGCCATACCTAGTTTGGGTGATTTATTACAAACAATAACTAATAGTGGTTATGGTCCAGCGTCTAAGTCTGCATTAGCACAAATGAAAATAAAATATAATAGTAATGCACAACAAGCTTTAGGTCTAGGTGGTAAAGCTAAACAAATTAAAGGAAAGAACGCTACATTTTTAGATAACTTTTTAGGTAATAATAGATACGACAATATTATAGAAAGAGAAATGGCTGATGTATTTTTATATGGTCAAGGTGGAGCAGCAAGAACTCAAAGATATGCTATGGATGCAACTAGAAAATTCTTTGAAACTGTACAGCTTGGTAGAATAACTAGACTTGCACGTAACTTTGCTTTTGATGCTGGTACTTATAGAGCAATGGATATTGCTAAGAAAATGAAAGGCACTAAAGTAAAAAGTTCTTTACAAAAAGAAATAGATTCTTTTGGTTTAACACCTGAAAACTTTATATATTTAAAACAGTTTAAGAACTTAGATGAAGCAATGGAAGATATTACAGCTAGAGGATACTTAAATAAAGCTGGGCTTAAGGCTGCAGACAGAGATGCTTTAGTACCTACCGTTGGTAATAGAAGATTATTTGCACAGACTAAAAGACCAGAAGTTAAATTCTTAGGAAGTTTTTTATCTTGGGCACAGGCAAAAACTTCGCAAACAAATGCTCTTGTTGCTAGAGTAGAACAAGGAGACGGTGCATTAGCTTTAAGAATGATGGCTGCACTTCCTTTGTATTACGCAGTAATGAATGCACAAATATCTTTATCTACTAACAAAGATTATAAAGAAGAAAGATTTGACGCAAGTAATTTAGAAAAGTTTGGAGAAACAATAGGATTTTCTGGTACAACAACTTTTATACCTGAAAAAATTAGAGGCATGTTAAAATATGGAGGTTTTGGTACAGAGCCTACACATCAGCTTGTACCTGTATTAAATTTAATATCGGACTTAATGGAAATTCCTCTTAAGCCTTTCGCAGAATCTTTTGACCCTGAAGGAACTCCACTAAAAACTTTAGGAGAAGAAGTGGCAGATGTAGTACCCTTTGGTAGAGATGTAAAAAATATAGTTAAAAATTTAAATGAAGAAGAAACTTCTGACAGAACATTAAAATCAGAAGGCGGTATAGTAAAGGGCAAAGACGATGTACCTTATACAGAAGATAACGCAATAGATAGGACAGACAAATTTACAGGGCAGTCTTACTCAGACAACGCAGGAATTAAAAAACAACTCATTGAGTTAGGATTGATAAAATGAACATAGAGTTATGTAAAGAACAAATTAAAAGACACGAAGGCGAAGTCCTTGAAATATATGAAGATAGTCTAGGATATAAAACTTTAGGAGTTGGACACCTGTGTCAACCCAATGACCCTGAATACGATTGGGAAGTTGGTACACCTGTTACTCAAGAAGTAGTTGACATGTACTATGAAGATGATTTCAACAAACACTTGGCTGAGGCTATACATGTGTTTGGAACAGAAGAAGGATTTTATGGATTACCAGAAAACATACAACACGTGTTAGTAAATATGTGTTTTAATCTAGGTGGTACAAGACTTTCAAAGTTTAAAAATATGTTAAAAGCTTGTAGAGAATATAATTGGGCAGAAATGTCTAGGCAGATGGAAGACAGCAGATGGTTTAAACAAGTAGGTAGACGCAGTATAGAGCTACAAAAAACTGTAATGGAGCAGTCTAATGCTTCTGTATTCTGAAGAGAACTTAGAAAGTTGTTACAGACAATATTGTTTATTTCAAGGAAGAAATGATATGGGCTTTGTGTCTTTAGAAGACTTTAGAATTTTATTTGAGGATTTAATGGGAACAATATACGGAGAAAGTGAATGAAGGGTTTATTAAAAAATATAGTTGGGGCTGTAGCTCCTACACTGGGCACTGCTCTTGGCGGACCAATGGGCGGAATGGCAGCAAATATGATTGCTGAGGTGTTAGGTGTTCCTAATACTCCAAAGGCTATAGAAAAAGCCATAGCAGATGCAACCCCAGAACAAATGCTAGAACTTAAAAAGGCTGAGAACGATTTCGAAGTACAGATGAAAGAACTAGAAGTAGATGTATTTGCTTTAGAAACAGCAGACAAACAAGATGCTAGAGGTAAGTTTAGTAAGGATTGGACAGCTCGTATAATGGGCATAACTGTTGTGGGTGGATTTATGGGATATATATTCCTTGTTACTCTACAACCACCAGAACAAAACTCTGAAGCTCTTATAAACTTAGTACTGGGTTATCTTGGTGGCTTGGCTAGTGCTGTTATTTCTTTTTACTTTGGAGCTTCTAACACACAAAAAGACTAATGGATGTAGTATCAGTCATAACAGAACTAGGTTTTCCTATAGCAGCGGCTTTAGGACTAGGAATGTTTGTCTGGAAACTTATCAATAGAATAATTGATGGTATGGAATCTAAGCTTGATACTCTTGATGACAAGCTTAATATATCTTTAACCAATCTAGAAGAAAGGCTAGGCGGAAAGCTAGATTCACAGCACGGAATATTAGTTGCTTTAATAGATAGAATACGTAGTCTTGATAATGAAATTATAAGACAAGACACTATGATTAAAACAATACTAGGTGTACCACAGTTAATTAACATAGACAAGATAGCAAAAGCAGACAGAGATGACCAGCGAAAAGACTAATAAAAAAATATTACAAGTAGTTAATCTTGCTCCTAGTGAAACTTGGATAGAAAAAATTGTATATGTTCATCCTATGAAACAAATTACAATAGCTTCTATAGTACAAGCAACAGTGTTCGGGCTTATGCTTGTTATGTTTTGGATAAACTCTCTGCTTCTCTAAACTAAAAGAATTCAAATGAATAAGTTTTGGACAATTTGGAAACACGCTTTAGGCTCATTTAGCTACGAAGATACTGTAAAACACGAAGACACAATAGCTATAATAAGAACCTGCATTGTAGGTATAAATATTATAGTAGGATTACTAATAGGAATTAACATAATAATTGGATGGATATTTTGAACATGAAACTGAGACCGACATTTAAAAGCGAAAAGACAATACGGAACTGTTGGTTCTGCATTTCATTTTGGTGTTTGTTTGTTGTATTTTTTTCAATAAATTCACTAGCAGATGAAGTAGTATTTAAATTTAAAAGCCCTAGCTTTAACGGCACAGGAACTTCATCACATTATCTTACTATACAAAATCAAGAGTTTAATCGTAAAGAAGCTCTTAAGGCAGAGATAAAAGCTTTACAAGACCAGATAAAAAGAGACAAAGAGAATACTACTTTAGCTAGATTTATTAGAAACCTAGAATCTAGAATTTATGCTCAACTTTCAAGACAGCTAGTAGAAAATTTATTTGGTGAAACTCCAAGCGATAGTGGAGTACTAGAACTAGAAGGCAACCGGATAGAATATAGTGTTGTCGATGGAATAATAACTTTAATTATAACGGACAGTGATGGTAATTCAACGACTATTTCTTTGCCTGTTGGTAGTTTTATGTTCTAGTTGTGCAGTTTTAAATGAGAATCAGGATTTAGTATTAACGCAAAATATAAAACCTAGTTCAATACTAGACTTACAATCAGAAGAATTAAAAACTTTACCAGCTGCAAAGATTAAACCTACGATAGCTATATACCCTAATAGCTTTAGAGACTTGACAGGTCAACGTAGAAGTAATAGCACTTTTGCTTTATTTAGTACAGCTATTACACAAGCACCCGAAGCATTTCTTATTAGGGCGTTTAAACATACTGCAGGTGGAGAATTTTTTAGAGTTGTAGAACGTGTAGGTTTAGATGACCTTACAAAAGAAAGACAACTTATTAGAAGTACTCGTAAAGAGTTTGAAGAAGAAAACAAAATGCAGCCTTTGCTTTTTGCTGGGTTATTAGTTCAAGGTGGAGTGGTTAGTTACGAAGCTAATCTTAGGTCTGGGGGTGCTGGTGCTAGGTACTTAGGGATAGGTAATAGTAAACAGTACAGAGAAGATATAGTAACAATTTCTTTGAGGTTAATATCTGTATCAACTGGGGAAGTGTTAATGGAAACATTAGTTTCTAAAAGCATTTTATCCACAAGTATTTCTCAAGATATATTTCGTTTTATTGAGCAGCAAACAGAGCTGGTAGAGATAGAAGGTGGTGTAGCTGAGAATGAGAGTGTTTCTATAGCATTACAAAAAGCAATAGAGACAGGGGTTTTAAATATAATAAATATAGGAATAGAGAGAGGCTATTGGGAATATGAAAACATTAAAATTAATGAGCCTGATTGCACTGATGAATGTATCAGTAGCATACGGGGCTGATAACGAGATATATGTAGAGCAATCTGGAGCTACTGCTAATCTAGATTTAGAACAATTAGGTTCGGCTAACTTGATAGGAGGATTATTATCTTCTGCTGGTTCAATGACACCGCTAGATTTAGACGGCTCTTCAATGACGCTTGACGTAAATCAAATAGGAAGTACTAATAAATTCTTAGGAGATATTACTGCTGATAACTTTGTAGGTTTTTTTGAGTTTGACGGAAGCACAAATAATTTTACTATCCAAGTAGACCCTACTAATACATACGGAGCTGATGGCTCTGATGTTAATGTAGATGTTACTGGAAGTACAAATACTTTTACACTTGATTTAGCTACGTCTTCTATGGCAAGTAATACAGACTTGGATTGGATTATTAATGGGGACGGTAACGTAATCAATGCTGATATAGATTATGACGGTGCTGTAAACTACATGGATGTGGATGGAGATTCTAACACAATAAACTTTGACGGACAAGGTTATGCTGGTGGATATTTTTATCTTGACCAAACAGGAAGCAGTAGAACTTTTAATATAAACCAAATGAGTACACTTGATAATGACTGGCTTAAAATATTGTCTACTGGTTCTGGTGGTACTATCTGTGTCATCCAGAATGATGGGGGAAGTGCAGTCGGTTGCTAATATTGGTAACATAACTGAACTAAACGGAGTAGGTAGAGTTGTAAGAGACCAGACCTACAAAGCATCCATAAAACTAGATATAAATAGTTACGATAATGTCCAAACTTCTAATGGGAGATTGGGCATTACTTTTTTAGATGACAGCCAAGTTAGATTGACTGAGCATTCTGAATTAATCATAGATGAATTTATCTATGACCCTGACCCGTCTAAGTCTAAAATGGCTTTACAATTTGCTAGTGGAACTGCAAGGTTTATTACTGGTAAATTAGCTACAATAGATAAAGAAAATATAATTATCAATACTCCTAGTGCTACGATTGGTATTCGTGGTACAGATTTTACTGTAACTGTAGATGAGCTGGGGCGTAGTTTAGTTATATTATTACCAGACGATGACGGTCTTCCTAGTGGGGAGATTGTTGTTGCAACAGCTATGGGACAAGTAGTTCTTAATAAACCTTATCAAGCTACTACAGTTTCAATGTATGAATCCAAGCCTACAAAGCCTGTTATCCTTGACTTAACCCTAGAGTTAATTGATAATATGTTAATTGTAAATGCACCAAGAGAAATAAAAGAAAATGAAAGACAGGATGGAGGGAGTAGTGCTAATATTCTTGATGTTGATTTCCTTGAGTTTGATGATTTAGAAATAGATTATCTTGCTGAAGATGATTTAGAGTTTACAGAGTTAGATATTAATTATCTTGATGTAAACTTTCTTGAAGACTTGTTAGATATTATAGAAGATATAAATGAGTTAGACCAGACAGAAACATTATTAAAAACTGACATAGATTTAAAAGGAACTCAAGTTGGTTTTGATTCTAACACGCAAATAAATACTTTCTTAACTGATAATCTTTTAACTTTCTTTAAATCTTTAGAAGATACAGTACGTTTAGATTTAGATAGAAACAATTCATATACTGTTATCTTAATACAAAACGGTAAGAGTACGCAGATAGCTGTGAATGGTGGGGGTGACTCTACTATTAAAATTACACAAGGAGACTAAGTAATGTATAAAAATTTTATAAGAAAAAAATATGGTTTTCCTTTAACAAGACTTGGTATTCTAATAGACGTAAGAGTATAACATGAAGTGGGCAATTACATTACTAACTCTACTTACCTTACCTCTCCTCTTCAACAGTGTACCACTTGAGGTACTAAGACTCAAAACATTTGATGCTCTTGTACCTGAACAAATTTCTACCGGACACTTTACAATCCTTAACATTACCGAAAAAGACCTAGACGATATGGGAGGATATCCCCTGCCTCGTCAAGACTTAGCACACATTCACAATCAAATAATAGAAGCTGGTGCTTATGGTGTTGGGTGGGTTATGTTATTTCCACATGCAGATAGGATGGGTGGAGATGACGAGTTTGCAAAAGCTTTACAAAGCTCTGCAAGTGTGATAGCTATGCCAGAAATAAACAACGGTAATTATCCTGCTACTGTAGGCACAGTTATCAAAGGACCAATAGTATCATTACCAAAGGCTCAAGGATTCTTAGAGAACATAAGGACGTTTAAACAGTCTGCAAGTCAAGGTGCTATATCTGCTCCAGTAGATGTAGATAATTTAGTAAGGCGTATACCTTTACTACAGCAAACAGATAACGGGTGGGTAGCTTCGTTTGGAACAGAAGTTTTAAAAATACTAGGAGGTGGTCAGACTTATCAGATTGTAACAAATCAGAATGGAATTGAACAGGTTAGAGTTAGAGGCATCCCTCCCGTTTC